TGAGGCTTTGGGTTGGGAGTTGATGCCTTGGCAGGTTCATGTGCTTACTGAGTCGCTTCGGCATGAGAAGAATGGCGAGTGGTCTCGTTCGATGGTTGGGATTTTGGTTGCTCGCCAGCAGGGGAAGTCGGCTTTGATGCGTTTGCGTTTGCTTGCTGGTATTTACTTGTGGGAAGAGACTTGGATTGCTATGGCTCAGACGTTGAAGCAAGCTGAGCATCAGTTGTATCAGGCTTATGATGATCTTGTTGCGGCTGGACTTTGGGATTCTTCGAGGATGAAGTTCTATCAGGCGAATGGTCGACAGTCTTTGAAGATTGGTCGTGGCAGTTGGACTATCCTTGCAGCGAATCGTGATGCTGTTCGTGGGTTCACTGGTTCGCTTTGGGTGGATGAGTTGCGTGAGATTCCGGAGGAGGCTTGGACTGCGGCGTTGCCTGTGACTACTTCATATCCGAATGCTCAGGTGTATGTGACTTCGAATGCTGGCTCTGACCATTCAACAGTTCTCAACGAACTTAGATCTACAGCTCTCACATTCCAGGATGATTCGTTTGGCTGGTTCGAATGGTCTGCTGACCCTGACCTATCGCACTTGGATGTTGAAGGTTGGAAACAGGCGAACCCTGCGCTCGGCTATCGGACGAAGGTGAAGGTGTTGGAAGATGCGTTGAAGACGAGTAGAATGGAAGCGTTCCTTACCGAAAGGTTGTGTCGCTGGGTTCGAGCTTTGGAATCGCCTTGGGTGTATGGAACGTGGGAAGCGTGCCACATTGAGGATCTAAAGTTTGAGCCTAGCGAACATACCTATTTTGGGTTGGATGTTTCTATAGATCGTCGGCGTGCCGATTTGGTTGCCGCTCAAAAGGATGGCGATAAAGTTAAGTTTGGTTTGGTTCGTTCTTGGGTTTCGGATGATGGAGTTATCGATGATGTCAAAATTGCTTCGGATGTTGCAGAGATTATGCGTAAGTTTGCTACGGTTTCTTTGGGCTACGATAAGTGGACTACTGGCAGTATTGGCAGTCGCCTTGCTTCTGCCAGGTTTAATGTTATTGATGTTAGTGGAGCCAGATTCGCACAGGCCTGTGACGAAACGCTAACTGGTTTGAACAGTGGCCGACTTCAGCATACCGGCAACGATATTTTGACTGCCCACTTTATGGCGTGCGTCAAGAAACCTGCAGCTGATGGTGGTTGGCGTGTGATCCGTAAGGATTCCCATACTTCGATTAGTGCGGCTGTCGCTTCAATTATTGCTATCCATCACGCATCTGAACCTGCCCAGGAAATTAGTTTCGCATTTTGAGATAATTGTGTCTTACTATGTGATACACTAGCCCAATGGGATTTTGGGACAATGTTCGAACGCTACGTTCGACTGATGCCCAGCCCACGCTAGAGCCACAAGTCCGCGCCGCATACGAAAATCAATTCATACCAACTTGGTGGTCTACTAGCGTACCCCGTATTTCTCGTCAGCGTGCTATGACTGTCCCAGCTGTCGCTCGCGCACGTAACCTTGTCGCTGGAACTATCGGCGCACTACCACTCGAACGCTATAACCGTTTCGACTGGCGAAGACTTCCAAGCATCCCACTGCAATATCAACCTGACCCATCTTGGCCGGCATCCGTCTTTTGGTCATACGTGGTTGATTCGATGGTTTTCTATGGTGGTGCTTATACGCAGGTCGTTTCGCTGTATGCTGACAATAAGGTTCAGCATCTTCGATGGCTTGACCCTGCACTGATTCAAGAAATCTTGGATCATAACAATGTGATTGTCGGCTACAACTATGACGGAACTGACCTGCCTCGAACTGGTGTCGGTTCTGTTGTCTATTTCCCAAGTTTTGAGGATGGCGTGTTGTCTCGTGGTGGGAAAACCATTGAGACTGCTATCGAGTTAGAGGATGCGGCTAATAGAGCTGCAAAGGAACCTGCACCACAGGTTATTTTGAAGAACGAAGGTGTTTCATTACCTTCGGCAAAGATTCAAGACTTGCTGGCTGGGTGGAAAGCCGCCCGGCGCGAACGCGCAACCGCGTACTTAGATGCATCGATGAAAATCGAAACCGTTGGTTTCGACCCACGCAGTCAGCAACTAGTTGAAGGTCGGCAATTCCACGCTTCGGAAATTGCTCGGCTTATGAATCTACCTGAATATTATTTAGGCGCACAGATGACTTCGATGACTTATTCAAATGTTGAGTCTGAACGTCGTAATCTTGTGGACTTTTCGTTGATGCCTTATATGGTGGCTATTGAAAATCGTCTCAATATGCCTGACTTTGCGACACGTGATGTTGTATTCAGATTCTCACTTGAATCATTCTTGCGTGGCAACGCTTTGGAACGTGTCGATGTGACTGTGAAGTTACTTGAAGCTGGAATTATTGACATAGATGAGGCAAGAGAGTTCGAAGACCTTGCTCCGAGAGGAAATGAAAATAATGATACTAACGTTTAGTGCCGAAATCCAAGCGGCTGATGAAGAATCACGTACGCTTGCAGGTCAGATTGTGCCTTTTGGTAAGCCAGGTAACACATCTGCTGGCAAAGTGGTGTTCGCTGAGGGTTCATTCGTGGAGTTAGATCCAAAGAATGTGAAACTTTTGTTGGAACACGATGGCACGAAGCCTATCGGTAAGGCTGTCGAGTTTAATGTTACCGAATCAGGTATTGATGGAAAGTTTAAGGTATCTAAAACCACACGTGGTACGGATACAATCATCGAAGCACAGGATGGTTTGCGTACTGGTTTCTCAGTTGGCGCATCTGTGCTTGATTATGAGGTAGCGAAAGACGGAACAATGACTGTCACAGCTGCCGAACTTATTGAGGTTTCAGTAGTGAGTCGCCCTGCGTTTGGTGCAGATGCTCAAATTACTGAAGTTGCCGCGACTGAACCAGAAGAGGTCGTGGATGAATCTAACGAAGAGGAAACTATCGTGGAAAACGAAAACACTGAGGTAGTTGCAGAGGCATCCGCACCTGTGGTTGAAGCCGCTGCACCTGCACCAATCTACACTCGTTCACGCGTGAAGCCTTTGACAGATGGTGAAGCATTTGCTCACGCTGTCTATGCTGCCGCAGGTAACGAAGACTCAAAGCGTATCTTGGTTGAAGCTGCCGATGATACTTCAAATAACACTGGCTTCACATTGTCACGTGGCTTGCCACAGTTTGTGTCTAACACATTCGACAACCGACCTGCAATTGAAGCATTAGGTGGAGCTGCAAGCCTACCTGCAACAGGTCTTTCATACACCATTCCTAACTTGACACAAGCTCCAGATGTCAATGTTGAAGGTGAATTGGACACAATCGTTCAAACAGATCTCGAATCTGACTACATCACCATCGATGTTGTTAAGCTCGCAGGTAACCAAATCGTTTCGTGGGAATTGCTTGACCGTTCAGACCCATCATTCGGTGAAATTATGCTTCGCGAACTTCGTCGTGCATATGCAAAGCAATCTGATGAATACGTGTTGGCTGAATTGCTCAACGGTACTTGGTCAGGTGGATTCTCAGGTGACTGGCAAGGTCTCCAGGGATTCGTTGCTAACCAGGTTCCTGTTGCTTACAAGAACACCGGTGGCCTTATCGCTAACCGTTTGATTGCTTCAACCGCTTGGTGGAGTGAACTTATCGGCGCTGTCGATAACGATGACCGTCCAGTATTCAATGCTGTGAACCCATCAAACGCTTCAGGTTCAGTCGGAATTGCTGCACCACGTGGTTCAGTATTCGGCGCAGACCTTTACGTTGATCACAACATTGCAACTGTTGGTCTCATCGATGCTTCAGCATTTCTTGTTGCTCAAGATGCTGTAGGCGTTTGGGAATCACCATCAGTGAACCTACGAACCAATATCCTGACTGATGGTTCAGTTCAGGTTTCACTCTATGGCTATATGGCTGCTAAGTGCATCAAGCCACAGGGTGTACGTAAGTTCAACCTCACCTAATTGAGACTTGGAGTGGGCTGAGCCTTCCCAGCCCACTCCATACCTAAAGGAATGAAATGGCACTTGTAACTGTCCAGGAACTTAAAGATGCACTCGGCATCGGTAACCTGTATTCGGATGACGTACTCGAACAAGTCATTGACTCTGTAACAGACGTTATCGAATCATACATAACCGATGATGCTTGCATCGATGAGCCACCAGCAGTCAAGGAAGCGGCTCTCATTTTGTGTATCGATTTGTTTCAGACACAAAACTCAGCTGGTGGACAACAAGTCGCTGTGGATTTCACACCTGCACCGTTCAGAACAGGTAGATCATTTACTTCTAAAGTAAGTGGTTTGCTTGCCCCTTATTTTAAAGTTGGGATGTTCATTGGATGAGCGACCTAGCGACTGTAAGAGAGGATTTGGCAGATTTACTTGCTTCATTGTCTGCCAACGTCTATTTCTTCCCACCCGAAGTAGTGATGGCTCCAGCTGTAGTGATTGTTCCCGACAGTCCATACATCCAGCCTGTTGCAATCGGGCGTTCGAAATACAGGGCAAGGTTCCGTCTGACGTTTGCAGTTGCAATGACCAACAATCAAGCCGCGCTGAACACACTCGAGTCACTCATATTCGATGCGTATAGCGCACTCCCTGTCGGATACACAGTATTTGACACAACAGATGTAAGACCAACGAACCTCGGACAATCAGATTTGCTAACAGCGGAAATGGTTGTTGAGGTTATGACTGAATTAGGAAACTAAAATGGCTACAACAATTATCACTGGTCGTGACCTCAGCCTCACCATTGATGGTGATGTTTACAATGCTCAGGCATCGAACGTCACATTGACCCGCGTTGCAGATCGTCAAGAGTACGAAGTCCTTGATGGTACTGTTTACAAGACCCTTAAATATACAGCTGAATTGTCTGTTGAAATGTTCCAGGATTGGAATGCGGCTAGCTCACTTTGCGAAGCATTGTGGAATGCGGCAGATACTGCACCTGACACAGCACTTTCATTCAGTTTCACTGCTAACAGCGGTGCAACGTTTACTGGTGACCTTTACCCATCATTCCCTGATGCTGGTGGAACTACACCAGATGCTCTCACTGTAACAGTCACAATGACTGTAGACCAAGGCGACGTAACACTCGCTTAACTTAGAAAGGAAGGCAAATGAGTTTCATCGGATCATTAGAAATAATCGATGTGGAAGGCAACTCAACCATTATCCGCCCTGCATTAGTGGATGAACTTGCGTGGCAAAACGTCACCAAGAAAACCCTAACGCAGTTGGCAGATATGGATATCCGCGACCTTGCAACACTCGCCTATGAATATTGCAAACGCACAGGTGTCACCGACCAACCAATGCTCGAATGGGCTAAAGGTATCGATGCGATTGTTCCAGTTGGTGATTTCCCAAAAGCCACGCAGAAGGCACCTACGAGCGACTAATTATTTTGCTTGAGGTTGAGACTGGCCTTCGATGGGGTGACCGCAGTTATGAAGATGTTCTCACTGCGATTGAAGTAGTTAAGGAACGTAATGAGCGTGCAAATAGATAACGTCAAAGAAACTAGACGTGCTATGGCTAAGTTTGCACCTGAAGTTAAGAAGGCATTAGACAAAGCGAACCGTGAAGCAGGTGCGCCTTTACTTGCGTTGGCTCGTTCCTATGTACCTGAATTGCCTTTATCGAATTGGATCTATGGGCGTACTGCCTATGATAAATCGACTGTGCAAAAGGGTATTAAGATTAAGCAAGGTAAGCGTTCTAAGCGTTCACCTTATTCAGCTGTGACACAGTTACGTAATGAATCGGTTGCTGGTTCTATATTTGAGTTGGCTGGTAAGAAGTCTCCGAATAGTACGTTTGCCCGGAATCTTGGTGGCAGATTTCCATTGGGTGATGTGACTCGTCTGATTTGGAAGGCTGTGAAGAATTATCCTATCCGTAAATACCAGGATAAGGTTGTTGAGAATTATGCTGAGGCTGAGAAGCAGTTACAGCAAACATTGGATGCTATGAGGTCTAGCGTATGAGTTTATATGTAAATCTGATTTCAACCTTTGATGATAAGGGTTTGAAGGCTGGCGATAAGGCTATCGGTAAGTCTGAATCTACGTTAGGTAAGTTCGGTAAGGTTGCCGGAGCCGCGTTCGCTGCGGCAGGTGCAGCCGCTTTAGCGTATGCAGGTACGTTGCTTGTTGATGGTGTGAAGTCAGCCATCGAGGACGAGAAGGCGCAGATTAAATTAGCGACAGCTCTGAAGAATGCAACTAATGCGACTGATGCTCAGATTGCTTCGGTTGAGGATTACATATCTAAAGCATCCTTGCAGTTCGGTATTACGGATGACAAGTTACGTCCTTCGTTTGAGAAGTTGGCTATTGCCACTGGTGATCTAACGAAAGCCCAGGAATTACAGGCTTTAGCATTCGATATTAGTGCTGGCACAGGCAAGGATTTAGAAGCTGTTTCTTTGGCATTGGCACGCGCATCAGCAGGTAACGTGTCAGCATTGACTCGTCTTGGTGTTCCATTGGATGAGAACATTATTAAGACTAAAGATTTTGATGCCGCTACACGTGCTTTAGCTGATGCGTTTGGTGGTCAGGCCGCAGCTCAGGCTGACACGTTCGAAGGCAAAATGACCAGGCTCAGCATCGCATTCGATGAGGCTAAGGAAACTGCTGGCGCATTCATTCTTGATGCTATTCAACCTTTGGCTGATATTGCGGTCAATAATGTGATTCCAGCGTTGGCACAGTTCGGTAATGCTGTAGGTGAAGAACTGCAACCTTATGTGGTTGAAATGACTAAATACTTCCAGTCACAGGTTCTACCACGCTTAAAAGATTTCGCTGACTTTGTTATGAATACGATTGTGCCAGCGTTAAAGAACTTCTTTACACCTATCATCGAGGGTGTGCAGTCGGCGTTTAGATCTATGATGCAAGCAGTCGAAGATAATCGACCTGCCCTGGAATCTTTGTATGAAGCATTTAAGAATGTGATTGCTTGGATTGCACAGAACGTGTTGCCTTTGGTTGGTGGAGCATTGAAGGCTGTGTTTGTTCAGTTAGGTAACACTCTCAGTTTCATAATCAATGTTATCGGCAAACTTGTGACAGGTTTCCAGGCATTCATTACGTTCAGTAAGAACGCTATCGCCACTATCAAATCTATATTTAACGCTATCGGCAACGCTATCACCTATCCGTTCAAACTTGCATTCCGAGAGATTGCCAAGTTTTGGAACGCCACGCTCGGTAAATTCAAGTTCGAAATCCCGGACTGGGTTCCTTTGGTTGGCGGTAAGTCTTGGGGTTTCCCACAGTTACCTGTTCCACAACTAGCTGAAGGCGGTATTGTCAAGAAACCTACACTTGCCCTTATCGGTGAGCGTGGCCCTGAAATGGTTGTGCCATTACCGAAACGCCGCGACTTGGTTCAAGGTGGCGGTATCACTATCAACGTGTCGGGTGCTTTAGATCCTGAATCGGTTGCCCGACAGATTGAAACTATTTTGAAGCGTTCACGTCTGCGAGCTGGAGCCTACTAATGTGGAATCCTGTCGCTAAAGTCTTTGTTGAAGGTGTGGAGTTCACCAGCGACACTTTAGCCGACGTTTCTATCACCTATGGTAAAAAGGATATTACCGATAATTTTCGTGCTTCTGTGGCTACTGTAGGGCTTGTAAGCACTGGTGCAGGTATCGCTGTCGAATTGAACGATAAGGTTGAGATTACGTTGCAGGATTCCCTGCTCGCTGATGTGGTGGTTTTCACTGGGCGTGTTATGGATATTTCTGTGGATATGTTGAATGATGATTGGGTTCAAACGAATCTGAACCTGCTGTCACCTATTGCTCGCTTGGGTCGTAAGCTGATTAGTTACAGTTTTGCACACGAATTGGATGGCGCACGTATCCAAGCCATCCTTGATGAAGCAGGACAGTTGGCTTGGCTTGATACCACAGGCGACTGGGCTGACCAAACAGATACGTGGAACCAATACGAGTCGCTCTATAACTCTATTGACCCTGGCACATTCGAACTACACTCAACAAGCACACCAGGCTTTACTACCGATTTATTGAATATTACAGCTCTGACTGGTCAAGGTCACATCTACGAATCTACCGATGGATTATTGAATTATCAGGATGCTGATGGTCGTCAGAATGATGTGACAGCGAATGGCTATGAGGCTATCAGTTCGGATGATGTGTTGCTGTCTGGTACTCGATCTGAGTTTTCTACAGCGTTCACTACTAATAGTGTTGAGGTTGAAACCCATACTGGGCATATTGCTACTGAAACTGATTTTACTTCGGTTGGTTTGTATGGGCGTTTGTATGAAACATTTAAAACAGAATTACGTAACAATGGTGATGCAGCAACGTGGGCTTCAGATTTTCTAGGTCACTACGCCTATCCGAAACCTGTGCTGTCATCGTTCACTATTCCGCTATCACAGGTAACCACAAGCCTTCGAGATGTCTTGATTAATATGCGTGGTGGCTTGCCTGTATCTATTTCAGGTTTGCCTGCCGCTTTGGCTCCAACACCATATGAAGGTTTTGTGGAAGGTTGGCAATGGAGAATACAAACAGGTGAAGCATTCATCACGTTGAATGTTTCCGATAAGGCATTGAGTATTTAGGAGAATATATGCCAGGTAGCACTACGAACTTTAATTTCCCTTATCCGTTGGATACTGACCCGTTGGCGGATGGTGCGCAAGAGATTCAGAACCTTGCCGATGATTTGGATACTACCCTTGTCGATTTGAAGGGTGGTACAACAGATCAGGTGTTGGCGAAGAACTCGAATACTGATATGGATTTCAAGTGGGTTGGTTCTGCCACGAATGCACCTGCACCTGATTCGACTTATTACATCAGCAACATATCAACCACGTGGGGTTCTGGCATTACTGCTATGGCTGGTGGACTGACTGATGACACAATGTATCTTGTCCCTATCTTCATTTCGGAGGATATGACTATAGACCGTATCGCCGTCGAGGTAACTACAGCTGCGGCCGCATCAACTGTTCGTCTAGGTTTATATGATTCTGTTGACTCTGTACCAACGAATCTGATTGCCGATTTTGGTACTGTAGATTCTTCGACTACTGGTGTGAAGGATAAGACGATTAGCCAGGCTGTCACTAAAGGTTTAGTTTGGGCGGCTTACGTGTGTTCGAACTCATCGAGCGTTCGTCTCCGTCAAATTGGTGATGCATACCAAATGCCTACGTTTGGAACTTCAGCGGCTCAAATGTTTGACCAGATTGGCTACACCCAAACAGGTGTGACTGGTGCTTTGCCTAACCCTACGACTGCAACTATTAAGACTGCTGGTCAGGTAGCGTTCAACGGTATTGTGGCTTTGAGGAGGGCATAATGCGTGCGACTGCTAACGATATTTTGACTATTGCTTTCAAAGAGGTTGGCACTGTTGAGAAGCCTGTAAACATTGTTAAATATAACAAGGCGTTCGGTAAGCAAGGTTTGCAATGGTGCCAGGTGTTTGTGTGGTGGGTGTTCAAACAAGCAAACGCCTATTTCATTAAGTCTGCCTATACCCCTGATGGTGCTAACTGGTTTAAGAAGAATGACCGCTGGTTTGAAAAGGGTATGCCTAAGACTGGCGATATTGTTTACTTCGATTTCCCAGCTGATGGGATAGATCGCATATCCCACGTCGGGATTGTGGTAAAGGCTATGACCGATGATGAGGTACTGTGCATCGAAGGTAACACTTCCAGCACTAATGACGGTGACCAACGCAACGGTGGTATGGTCGCTATCAAACTACGGAAACGTGACCTAATCGTTGGGTGGGGTCGTCCTGCCTATACTAAAGATTTGACACCCATTGTGTCTAAAATCGTGGCATTTTACGATAAGAAACCAAAAGGAGATGATGATGCCAGCAGGTAAATATTCGTTTGTGATTGAGGCTGGTGCAACATTCAATCTTGATTTCACTATGTACACAGGTGGTTCTAAATGGAACCTTACTGGCTATTCTGCTCGTATGGATATTCGTGAAGATATCGATTCTGTGACAGCTCTGATTAGTTTAGATTCGAATGGTAATGGTATTACGTTGGGTGGTGCTGCTGGTACGGTTGAAATCGAAATCGATGCTACTACCACCGAAACATTCCCTGCCGGGCAGTATGTTTATGATCTAGAAATCGAGGACACGAATGGCTATGTGTGGCGCGTGATTCAGGGTAAGGTTCAGGTTCGAGCTGAGGTGACACATCCGTGAGTAACTTTATTGTAAACGTGGTTGATGATGATTTTGTGGTCATTGTTCAACCTGATGAAACTTTGGTGGTGGTTAACCAAGCGCAAGGCCCTCAGGGTGTAACTGGTCCTGCTGGCGCAACTGGCGCGACAGGACCTACTGGTGCGGCTTCAACTGTGCCTGGACCTACGGGACCTGCAGGTAGCACAGGTGCTACAGGTCCTACGGGACCAACTGGTGCTACGGGTGCAATCGGTGCAACTGGTCCGACTGGTGCTACGGGTGCAACTGGTTTAACTGGAGCAACTGGACCTACAGGTCCTGCTGGCGCAACGGGTGCGACAGGACCAACTGGTCCACAAGGATTGACTGGCGATACTGGTCCAACAGGTCCTATCGGTTTAACAGGTCCTACAGGTCCTCAAGGTTTACCAGGTGCTACAGGTCCAACAGGACCTGCTGGAGCCACAGGTGCAACTGGACCTACAGGACCTACAGGTCCCACAGGTCCTACTGGTGCATCTGTTGGATCTATGGGCGGTTATGAATCAGGAAGTTATTACGCAGTCCCACACGATTCAAGCGCGTTTTCAGGCACTATGACTGAAGACGTAACTTATTATTCAGCGTTTTATGTATCAGAAACAGCCACGTTTGACCGCATTGCTTGCCGAACACATTCCACGTTTTCAGGTACAGCAACAGTGCGTTTAGGTATTTACGCCAATGGTACTAATGCTCCGACAACTGTCGTCCTCGATGCTGGCACAGTATCTTGCACAGCTAGTGGAACAACGTATGAAATTACTATTAGCCAATCATTATCGCCAGGCTGGTATTGGTTAGCGTTCAACAGTCAAACCAATGCGGCTACCAATAACTTTGCTTCTTTAACACCTGTCGCGGCTTGGGGTTATATGCTTGTTTCAACAACTTTGAACAGGTTACCAGGTAGAACTGAAACTGGTGTGACTGGTGCATTTGCTACTGCTGGAACTTTAGGTACTGGCGCAACAACCACATTACCTGCTGTTATGTTAAGGAAGTCATAATGGGATATATTGTTACTTATGGTGAAGGCGGGTTTGACCCTTTGAAGCCGAACAACAACATTGTAGAAATTAGAGAGGTTGAAGATGATATCGAAGCGTGAGGCTCTAGAAATGGCTCTGAGTTGGTCTAGAGTGTTCCTAGCCGCAGTGCTAGCCCAACTGGTCGCTGGTGTCTCAGATTGGTCTATAGCCCTTAATGCGGGTGCTGTAGCAGTCCTACCTGTCATCATCCGATACCTCGACCCGCAAGATAAAGTGTACGGTCGTGGATCTAAATAGCATTGACCCAAACATTATTATTCCTAGCCTTATAGCGGCGTATGCGGCTATTCGAGCATCGAAGGCTGAAAAGAACAGCAGACCTGTGAGCAATGGTTTCGCCCACCACGTGACTTCAGGTATTGACCGCATTCACGCTCGTCTGGATTTGATGAACAAAGATATGCGAGATATTCGTGAACGTCTTATTGACCATATCGAAGACCACGACTAGGATTG